CCACCGAAGGTAAGCTGAGCTCTGATATCGTTAATATTGAAAGCCATTGTTCTAACCCTCCCCCTTAAAATCTACCAACAATTTCTTCGAATTCTACGCCAGTGCGTACAGCCACGAAGTTTAGCTGGATGAAGTTGATAGAACGAGCAGGCTTAATGTAGATATCACCTCTGAACTCATTACGATCAATGACCTCTGGAGTATTGTTTGTGTCATAGTTTAACAAGGCGGGAGGTACGTTACCACCGCTTAGCCAAGCCGTTTGGGTACCACTAAAGTTAACATCTACCGGATCCGAACCCGATGCTCCTAAAGAAGATATGGTCCAAAGGTGATCCGCTATTCTACCACCCGTTGCTGACACAAGAGTTCCTGTAACCCCAGTAACTCCAGGTACAAAATAGTGGGCAAACAAAGGGTCTTTGTTTGCTCCATCTATTGGCACAACGAAATCCGGTCGGTAGCCTAAGAACATAGAAGATTCTTCTGTTAGCTGTCTAACCCCTTCGTTGTCGGTAGAAAATAGTGCTGGGTTTGGAATGTTCCACGTGTAAACTTCTCCGTTTATAGTATCGGTTGTTTGTACAAACTGACGCCTAAAGGAAATAAGATCCCAGGTCTGCATGTAATTAGGAGTCGTAGATCCAAAATCCGATTGGATTGTAACGACCTGTTCTTTACCGTTTGTTAGAAATTCTTGGTATGACCCGTATTCTAATTGGTTGGTGTTCGTATCTTGGGCTGCTTTGTCAATAACATTGTCGGTCCTTTTCATACGGGCAAACACTTCTACCGGTGGGTCGGTGCGTTGTATTTCCCTAACAGAGCTAAGATCTAATTTTAGTGTCCAGTCTTGGATAAAACCAGATCCATAAAAGTTATCCCTAGGCTCCATAGAAATTATCCTCGAGTTCGGGGTTACCTCGGAGTAAATATTAAAGTGCCTAATTAAGGCTACAATAAAATCCTTTTGTGAAATATCTGGAAGGGTTTGGTTCCAGTTAAAATAGAATGGACTAGAATCAACTGCCAGAATGTCTAAAGCAACCTGGTATTTTCTTTCGTCTACTGGGAACGCTGTACAGCCAACTTGTACCGGTGCTGCTTTATAATTGGTTAGGTCGGCGTTAACAACAAATTTCCAAATGTCTCCCTCGAGTGCAGAAATGGTAAGATTTAGCGGGACTGTGTAAGCATTATGTGACGATTCCCATTGGTAGTGCGTACCCGAACCTTTAGTGTATGTGTTAGGTGTTGCCAAAGACGTAGAGGTCATAGTCTTACCAGCAATAGAAACTGTGTAGGTACCAGTTCTGTTTTCACATTGTACCTGGATATTAGAATTAGGTCCAAGCAATGGGTAGGTAGCCCAGTTATAAATGTTGGTGTCAAATCCAGGTGGACAGTAGTTACCCTGGCCAAGGTAGACCATGTCCCAACCGAACCGTATATCTATAACAGCTTTTATTTGGAGGTTAAACGTACCTGTGCGTTTAAAGATTAACCTTTGTGTACCAGGATCGAAAAAAACAAACGGATCTTTTAGGGATTCCCCAGCGTTAAAGGGAGAAGCTAATGGAACGGTACCTACGGCACTAAAATTTTCCATTGTATTTGTAGAAATGTCTGGCTGAAAAGGGGAACCAAAAGAAATGGCATCACTGTAATACGAGGTAGCACTTGGATTAGATCCAAAGATGCGCATGCCGGTGTTAGAAGGTAGTTCCGAAGAATCATAACAAAGCAGCAGCAACTTTTGGAATGCTTCAGATTCGAAAAAATCCGATTGGTAAGAGATGTCGATGCCGTCGAAAATTGTATCTACAAGGTACTTAACATAAGCATATCTTGTAAAGTTGAAACCGGCTTGTAATCCAATTTGGGTAGGATCAGAATCCGGGGTTGCTGTAGATGTAAACACAGTTGTAACGTCGGTGGTGGCATATTTGCCGGCCACTGAAGCTGTGCCACCTGCTGTTGCTCCGGATTCAAAACCCCAATCTGGGTAGGCAAGAGTGAAGCCTGATCTTGTTGTGCCATTAAGAGTAAACGTGTCAGAAGCCGCAGTAGTCCTAAACATATTAAGAATATCCGTGCCATCGTTTATTAAATCGTTTGGCAGTTCAAGATCCCTCATGTTCTTGTTTTCCAACTCGTCAAAGATGTTAATCTGGGTAGCTAAAAAGTTAACCTCGAAAGAGTTAACCTCGCCTTGGGCTACAATAGCCTTTGTTAACTCTAGCTTACCTGTGAATGCTAAAATGCCATCTACATAGATAGCTGCTTCTTCGATATTAATTTGCCATTCGTTTCCCCCAACTATTACCCCGTTGTAAACCTTAAAGAAATAGTCGGAAGAAAACATGTATGCGTATTCCATGGCAAGTTGGTTACGCTTGGTGCCTGGAATTCTAAAGTTTTTAGAAAACGGAGAAAGCTTTACACTAGGATCTTTAACGTCGGCAATTTCATAGGAAATAGGTATAGTTTCGTTTTCGAAAAGGTCCAAAGAAAAACCCCGTTCGTTATCTACCCTAATTAGGGATCCAATAAAGTTCTGCCCCGAACTTGTGTTTCCGTAGCTGTATACGTTTGTCTTTTTAGTAAGTAGTAATTCTATCATTACAGGATCTGGGATTTTCTATTGTAAGCTAATGTGTAGGTAAACTGGGTTAACTTAATCTTGTCCTGTCTTACAAAAGTAGAAAACGAGTTGTCGTTAATTTGGATAGGAATAAGGGATCCGTCGGTTTGTACTTCGTAAGCGTTTGGTGACATAAGCAAAGACTCCATCCAATCCGTAATTTCTTGTCCAATGTATTGGGTGGTAACTGTGCGAGATGTAGAAGCGACGTTGGCTGGGTTCTGTCTACCACGCTGTCCCTTTATGTAGCCAATAGGAAGTGTACGTTCAGAAAGCTGTCGGGTAACATCTAGACCCGCTTGGGTAAGGCAGTTAAATTCGTACGAATCGTAACCACCCAAAGAATTTAACCACATAATCTGTTTTTTGTCACATCCTGAACAGTTGTTACAGTTATCGGGCGAATAAGTTATGATCTCGGTCAATCTGTTGCCAAGATAATCTTCTAAATAAACCGTAAAGCCTGTGGCAATACCTTCTGCGTCGGTTCCTGTATTTAGGTAAGCTAAGCGTACTTCTGTGGGTTCAGCATCTACTGCAATACGAGTAGACGTGGAAGTTGTTGTATCTGTGATGTTCCAGTAAGCTGACTTACCAATATAAGACCATGTTTCTACAAACTGCACAACCAACCTGTTGGCTTCCCCAACGTTTTTGTAAGCAAAGCCTAGATAATCATAATCTGTAGTGGCATAATAAGCACCACCGGATAATCCTATTTCATAAAGTACTGTGTTGTTTAGAGCTCTTTCGTATTCTTGGAATTGTACAATAGGTATTGGGCCAGTGCCACCCGTTTGTAGACCAACCAGCCAAAGCTCGTTGGAAGTGTTTACATTGACCCAGTTAGTATTAGAACGTAACCGTATTTCTATTTGGTCTCCTTCACCAACAGGGCCAAGTTTTCTATAAGGATCTCCTGTGGTGGATTGGTTGTATGTTAGATAAACTGAGAAAGACCCATTAGTTATAGATGCAGAAGGCTGAATGCCAGCCCCACCTATAGTAGTCCATGTCCAAGCCACGTTAGATCCCTGACCAACAATGGAATCCCATTCTGCCAGCGTGCCACCAGATTGGAAAGCTTTGTCTGAAGTCAGTAGCATATCGTCTACGTCTAATCCGGAGTTATAAGCGCCACTTCCAACCAGGGCATAAAGATAATCGTAATCGTAAATACAACGGGTTGCCGGACCATCTGTTAGAAAAGCTACGTTGGCACTTGCTCCGGTTGCAACGGGTTCTACCACATACTCTGTTTGGGAATATGTAGGAAAGTCCTGGTCCAGAATAACAGAATCCCAAAAATAGAAGGTTCCTCCAGTTGCTGAGTCCATGCCGGTTAATCCTGTAGAAGGGTCAACATACTCTTGCCCATAGATAATTCTAAGTTTACCCACACCATCGGAAGTTGCTCCGTATGGAGTTTGTAGAGTTAAATCTAGGGGTGTAGTTACATAGTTCTTTGCTATTGCCATAGGCGAAAAAGTACCGACACCTGTGATTGGTCTGGGCGGGGTTCTGAAGGTGCCTACCACGTCCGATCCGGTTGTGCCAGTTGTAAATGTGTCATCTACTCCAGTAATCTGCAGGCGATAACGGTAGCTGTACGAAGTTTCTGTAATCTCAGAAGATAGTGCTTCGAACCATGTTATGTTTTCCCCGGGAAGATAAGTATTGCTTGGTTCTGTTATGGTATAGGACATGTTATAGGTTTCCTTTTATTTGTATTTGGGCAACGCCTTGTATTTGTTGTTCCACGTAAGAGTCAAGATCCAAGAATATTTCTTCGCCCATCTTAGGTAGTATATCTGTTTCGATCTTGGCTAAGAACTTGGCAACCCATGGCCGGGCTTTAATGCCAAAGCCATACCCAGAATAAGGAGGACGGGTGGGGGTTGGTAATCCTTGGCCTTTCTTAAAATAAAACTGGAATCCTCCAGCGCCCTTGCCAGTGGCCCCACCCAATCTTCCTTGCACTCCTTCGTCAAGGAATACCCCATAGTCATTAAACGAAAGTACAAATCTTTCTCCTTGCGCGTCCATAATTTTAGTAACCTTTAAAGAACCGTAAAGACCGCTGCCGCCAGACCTAGACTGAATCCCAGCTTGGCTTAGGGATTCTTGAAAAAGAGCGTTAAGCTCCTCCGTGTATAAAGCCGGATCCAGTTCAATAAGCATTAGTTAAAGGGTAGGTTTGGTAAGCAATTATCTTGGAAAGCCTGTATGTTAAGGTTCAGGGTAGAACCCCCCATATAATCTTTAAATCTTTCTTGAAAAGGCGTAAACGAAGATCCTGTTTGCACAGACCAAGTATCGTTAGAGTCTATGTACAGGAGCTTAGAATAAATGTCAATTAGTATTCCCTGGGTGTCGGAAATTACGTCTTTAAAGTTGGACTTGTCTGGCAACAACATATCCATACAAACAATCTGGTAGTTGTAAGAAAATATGCCATCCCTTGGAACAGAAGTTAACCCCGGGATAATGTAGATTGTGGGAGGGTTAAAATCTGGTAGATCGTCAATGTCTGTTAGAAATCCATAAAGGACTTGGTTGACCATCTTATGTGACTGGGCTGTTTGGATCAGTCTATCTGTGATTTGTAATTGTGTCGTTACCATAACTTAAAATATAATTTGTTACCAAATTTCTAACGTATTAATTTCATTCTTTCTATTTCTAATCTTTCCGCGTCTGCTTTGTCTATCATGTAAGCGTATATGGTTAGGTTATGTAGGAAGTGTAGCTTAAACGTGGCATCTAAATCTGTGGCCCTTTCTCCCGATAGCTTCCAAGCTACAGAGAACCAATTCCATCCCGACATATCCCTTTTCGCTACCCCTTGTTGGTAGGCTGGGGTTTGGTCTTGTTCTTCGTCTGTACTTTGACCTCCGTTGCCAAAGATTTGAGGGAATTTACCCTTAACTGTTGTGAGAAGTTCAAAAAAAAAGTCATAGCCCAGTGTGCTGTGTGGGCTGGGAATTTTTTAATTATCCTATGTCTAAGATCGCATTTTATAGGATCGTATTCTTCTAGGTTGTATTGGACCGAATCCATTAATCTAACCATTGTTGCTTTTGCTAAACCCTTTTTAGAAAGGTAGTTAGAAATACCAATCTTAACTCTGTCTTTGTACGAGAAGCTTATAATAGGTCGGTAAAGCAGGGCAACTATTTCTACTAAATTTTTATGCACGTCTTTGGCATAGTCTAATAGGTCTACAAATTCTCCAAACGATAAGGAGTTTATATCGGCACGCCCATAGGCTCTGCCATCTATAAATATCATCTTGTTCCACTGCACTGCATCTGGCGGGCTTAGTTCCCCAAGTTCTATTGCCTCTACTTCTTTTAGTGTAAGCTGGGTTTTTCTTTTGCCCGTTAGGATTTCAGCTACCCTTGCCGAGGTTAAGGTCTCTGCCTCAACTAAGAATTGCTGGTATTGGTCAACTGTAAGATCTTGGAAGTTGTATTTCATAAACGTAGGTTATACTATGTATCTTATTCTAGTTTTCATTTTTTTGTCTCGTACAGAGTTATTATATTAGCTGTATAAACTTAATAATATGTGCAACTTAACAGATTCATTACCCCAAAACTGGTTTGGACTAACCCAAAACCAGAAAGATATTCTTATAGAAAAAAGAAGGGTAGACCGTTACAACGAAATCTTAGAACTTCGCCCTCTTAAGGATTGGGAATCTAAGGATTTAGAAAAAGCAACAAAACGTATAGAGCTATGGCAATCCGAAGAATAGCCTACAAAGACTTCGAAGTCCGTAGGCAAATGTGGGGACTTCCAAGAATTCTAAACCCTACACTATCTATGTACAGAACGGTTTGGCAAATGTGGAACCGAGAAGGCAGAGATTATGACACAGTGCATATTGTGTATCCCAAAGGTGGGTACGCTATAGTTCCTGTTCCCCAGAAAAATCAACCGGTCCTGTATGAGGAAAGGGTATCCCATCTTGCCCTAATGCCCGAACACTTCCGTGCTGACTACCAGGCAGAACAGTCGTATGAGGATGAGATTTTAGAAGAGTAGACTTGGGTCCAAACACTTCTTGGTCGCTAATTTGTATTTCGCCCTTAGCGAGCTTAACAAAAGCTTCCCCAGGGGTTAACCCATTTTGTTTTAAATAGTTCAGCACAGCTTGTTTATTTGCCGTCTTTTGTACATTCCTTGCCTGTACCTTTTGTCTATGTGCTTTAGTTTTTTTTCCCATTAGTAAATTTGTCTTGCTCTGGCTGACGGAACAGCTACCATTGGTCCATCTCTGTGTTTGCTTAAGGCGTACCTTAACGCATCCAGCAGGTGGTTGTTGGAGTCTATAGGTTTGTCAGTGCCTTGTTTGTAAGAATAAAACTCGTATTCGTTCAAAAGGTTACGTGATGTTGGGTTGGCATGCACTTCGAATTCTTTAACTTTATTAATTCCGGCCCTAACCGAATCTGGACCTTTAGTGGCTGGGCGTATGTTTCTGTACCCACGTTGCTTTAGTTCTTCTATAGACTTAGGCTCCGCTGAGTCTGCATAGATGGTGGCAAGCTTAGATACCCCACGGGCTTGGAGAGCAGTGGCTATATCATCGTTTGTTAACCCGTGTTCGTATAAGATCTCCTCGATCCAAATACGCTTGCCCCGTTTTAGTACCCGTACAACAGCTGTGGGATCCGAAGCAAAGCCCCAGTCTAGCCCATAGATCTCTTCTGCCTCTGTGTCGGGATCCCAGTTAAATTTCCAGTTAGTGTAAACTTGTCCTTCCCCAACCGATGCCCATTGTCCTAAAATGTGGTGGGAATAGTATTCTGGATCCTCGTGCCTGGCCCTCTCCCATTCTTTTATTTTCAGTACATCCAAGTTGTTTATATTGTTGTGGTACGTTGTGTGAATATAACCATGGTCCTCTGTCCATTTAGGGTGGGGTTTACCGTCGGGGGTGTAGAACCTACGAAATATCCAGTGGTTTTTAGATGTTGGGTTAAACAGCAGGAATATACGTCTTTCTATTCCCTTGGTACGGAAGGAGTCAATAAGTTTAATGTATTCTTCTTCCGAGGGTAACTCAGTTGCTTCGTCTATAAGCAAAGAAGTTACCCTTGCTAAACCCTTACCCCTCGCGGTCATGGTTCCTTCTTGGAGTTTCATAGAGTGGGTAATAATCATATTCCCATTGGCCTTGTATAAAATCTCGTCACCCTTAACCTCGAGGTAAGGTGTTAACCCCCAGTCTGTAATAAGATCTACGATGTCTCGGTAGATCGAAGAGGTTAAAGCCCTCTGGGTATAACGGGCAATAACACCACGGAAATATTCGTCTCCCATTAGTTTCATGACAAAGTAAGCAGCAATGTTTGTAGATTTGCCGGATGCCCTCCCCCCGGAAATAATCCAGTAGGTCTTATTCTCGTAGAAAATAGGCGAGTAAGCATCCAGAAACTTAAACTGTTTACTCATCTTTCTTTGTAGGTAAGATAATCTGAATGGGCTGGAAATCTTCTCCATCCTTGCCCGTGATTTCTTGGCGGGATACCTGTGGGACAAAGCGTGTCGAGATCTCTATCCAGTATTTTAAAAAATCTGCTGGGGATTTGTCATAGACTTTTTGCAGGGCGTCCTGGAGTTTATCTTCGTGCCCAGCCAACAGTGCGGCAAACGTTTCCTTAATAGATTCCGAGGTGGCATTGCCAATCCCGGGTGGGCGTCCGTTTGGGTTGCCCGATTGTCCTTTTATAAATGGCATTGTAGTGTTGTTATTTACAATAAAATATGTTTACCCATGGTTGTATCTGGTTTAGCCAAAAAGATTCACGTAAGGCTGTCCCTCGTGCTCGAATAAACGGAGTTCACCTTGGTTGTGTAGGTAGTTAATCTGGAGTCTTAAATCCATGGGCTTCGCACCCAGGTCTAAGGCCCATTGGGCTATGTCCATTGGGACATCCTTGTTGTTGACGGATTTAACAATCAGGTAAGCTATTAGTTTGTGTTTGTTCATGGTGTTTTTTCTGTTAAGGAGCGGGTACAACCTTGTTTTAGGTTATTATATAAAATACAATACTATATTATACATTTCTATATTAAAACTAGCTTCTAAAAAATATGTACTCTCGTACTGATAACTCAATAATCTTCGTTTTTAATTCTGTTTTGTACGTTTTTTTGAGCACGATTTTTTCCAAAAGTTGTACTAAAGTACGTGCTTTTATGTGTTTTGGCCTCATTTCCCTATAATTTTCTTAAAATTTTCTTTTGTCATCACAAACCATCTGTCTTTTCTGCGAAGGCGATTCTCTAAATTAAAGACTGAAAGCACGATTTCTGGACTAAATCTTAAAGAGTCGAACTTCAGTATATTTCCAGTTCTTACCTTAATTCCAAACTCAAATGCTAGCACCTCCCTAATCCTTTTATCCCCTACATTTTCTAATTCTACAAACTCCTTAAGTGTCTTTAAAGTAAAGTTAATTTCTTCCTCTTTGTATAACTCAAACCAATCCTCAAATGCATCTCTAATTTTTTCATAAGCATCCCCTTTATTATAATCAGTCATAAACTTTTTAGCGTCTGTGGCAAACTCGGAAGGGTCAAAGTAAAGTCTAGGCTTTCTTGGATATTCCAACCCCGGTTTCACAACGTTTAGCAGGTGCCAAACAAAATGGCCCATTTCTTTTTCTATTTTTATGTAGTAGTCTTCTATCATCTGCGGTTGTTGAATAATTTCTCTAACCCAGAATCTTGTGCTTGCCCCTTTCATTTTAAGGGGAGAAAGGTCGTTAGATGTAAAAATAAACTTACCATGAAAATAGGAAGAATATTGGGCGGCATGCTTACGGTTAATTACAACGGGATCTGTTTCGGTAACTAATCTTTTAAGTTGGTCTGCAGCATCGTCGGGATCCTTCCATCTACCGGCTTCTTCCATAACAATCAGCTGTGCATTTTCTATCCAAGAATTAAATTCAGATTCAAAGTCTTTATTCTTAATAGATTTAACATTAGTAAGCCCAATAAGATTAACAAAAATTTTAATCACAGCAGATTTCCCAACATCTTCTGGCCCAACAAAAAGAAGGGCGGGCAGTTTTTGTTTAGGCCAAATTAAAGATACTGCGCAATATTGTAAACAAAGATCATATTGGTTACCAAACCCGTGCAGCAGTCCAGTTGCAATAGTTGGAAATTCACCAGGTTCTACCACCCAATTAGGGCGTTGGAAATGGTTTCTATATTGTTTATAGTTGCCGGCTTCGATAGGTACCGATGCAGAAACGTAATCTGGTTCATAAAAAAAATCATCGTAGCATTTAGGTGCATTTGCTTTGCTGCCGTAGTCATCCCTGAATGTGTCTTTTTTCCAGGGTATTAGTACCTGTCTTTCGGGATCTTGCTTATAATAATCTGTCCCTACCCTAATGTATCTGTTTATAGATTCGTGTGCTAGATCTACTTCTAAATCTTTGTTATCTGTTTCGAATCTGTCTTTGGTATCTTGGGCTTTAGCCTGTTCTTCTTTGTTTACGTAGTAAGCAATTCTTTCCTCTTTGGTAG